GTTCTTGGGTCATGGGGAACATACTTTTGGTCGTGGGAACGGCGGCCGCCATGTTTGAACCATGGGAAAAAATAAAAAAAAAAATGTGTGAAAATCGCGTGCCAGGCCGCTCGGGTTGCCCACCCCCCCCCCGTGTCATGCACGGTCACCCAAGCGAGGGTCATCCAAGCTTACAACCCTATCACAAAACGTAACTTAATTGTCCGGAAGTAAATATCAGTCTTAATTTTATTTGAGGGAGGGGACCCACGACCCCTAAGCGGAGTTTTTAATTACTCCGGAGTGCATCCAGGCTACAACAATTTCAAAAAGTAAGTCCGGAGTAAGTGCCAGGCTTCAATGATGATTTCATTCTCCGTACCAATTTTGGGGTAGTGCTGGCGCGTGTGCAGTTTTCCAATTTTCCACATATTGGCGCAAAAATTCTCTGACACGCGTTTCAGGAGTACGTTGTTCACGTAATTTTGCGCCTTTTTCATGTGCTTCTCGCGTTAACAACTGCTCTTGTCGTATTCCTCCATGTGGTGCATTGCCGAATACGTAGTGCAGATGCATGTATTGGTCCCAGGCATCTTTCGCTTTTTTTGTTGGTTTTCTAATTGAGGACCACGTATTTGTTTCTGCCCAGAAAATGATTTGGTTTCGAAACATCATTTGTAGATCTCTCATACGCTGATAGACGTTTGGCGTACCAACATCTCTAGGCTCTGCAAATACAGGCTCCGGTATCCCTAGCCTCCTTGACGGACCTCTGAATGCACCTGGCCTGAATGCCATGACTCATGTTTTATAAAAAAAAGATGTTTTTTTGAGCTGTACCTAATTAGGAAAGTGGTGCACGCCTACCCGAGCTAGTATTACCTCGGGTAGGCGTTACACCACACCACTGTGTGGTGTTAAGTAGTATCCGCGTTTTGCGCTCTGATACTCGTGATGGACGAGTTTCTTGCTTGGTCACGTCGTAACGCTGGCGGTGGTGCTGCTGTACCCGGCCGCCCTGTGCCTGTTCCCGATTGGTTGAATGCAGATCAACGTATTATTGATCTCGATCAGGAGATGGCTGATAGGGCTGCTGCAACTCGCAGTAGAGGTGTTGGTGTTCCATATCTTCCTCCTTATGCTCAGCAGCCTGCTGATCCTATGGGCGTTGTCCCTGACGACGTTGACGATTGGGGTTTCGAGTGGGATCCCCCGTCCGCCGTAGCTGCATCTTCTTCGGGCACCCGGATGTCAGGTCGTAGGTAAGATGAATGTCAGTGTTGTTGGTGCAGCAGCACCACGTGTGACTCGACGTAGGTCTTATGGGAGACGCAAACCAACCAAGCGTCGTTCCTCTAGTCGCAAGTCTTCTCGCCGTCGTGGTCTTAGCTATTATCAGAAGCGTGCTATTGCACGTAAGGCGTATGTTCGAGGAAAGTGGCCCAGCTCCGAGTGGGCTCACCCCCGTATCCGCCGCGGTGGCGCCATAGCTCAAGCCATGGGAATGGTACCTGGCCAGTCTTATCGTGACGCGACCCCTGAGAATCAGCTGACTCGAAAGGCGTTGCAGTGGTATGGTAGAGGTACGTGAGTTTGCGATGAAACGCTGTCGCGTGACAAGTGGACCAGGTTTGTATCGCGGTCGCGGTGGATTTTTTGGCGGCCTTGGCGGTATTCTTACTGGTCAAGGGTATGAAGCCGGTTCCAAATGGGGCGACGAGATTTACGAGAAGATCGGTAAATACGGAGACCAGCTTGGACAAGATTTTGGCAAGTACCTTTCAGGCGGCGGTTTGTATCGAGGCGGTGGTTTGTATCGTGGTCCAGCCCCGTTTGCCGCTAACAATCTTGTTATGGATGATGGCGCTGTTTCTAGTTCTGTTGTGCCACAGTTTGCCCCTACAGATTTGCATGAAATCGTGTATTCCAATCGTGAGTTTGTTCGCGATATTTTCGCCCCTGCTGTGAACACCACGTTCGCTTTGCAGACTATCAAACTGAATCCCGGTCTTGCTGATACGTTTCCGTGGTTGTCTCAAGTTGCTATCAATTTTGAAGAGTACGAAATTTTGCAATTGTGTTGGACTTATAAGACTACGGTGTCCGATTTTGCTAGCGGCACCGGGCAAGTTGGTCAAGTTGTCATTACAACTCAGTACAATCCGAATTCTGATGATTTCGGTGACAAGGAGGAGATGATGATGTATGAGGGTGGTATGTCTTGCAAGACTACTGAATCTCTTGTGCACGGAGTGGAATGTGACCCTAAGAAGAATACTGGTTCTGCTACGAAATTCATTCGTGCTGGAAACCTGCCTCCTACTGAGGACTTGAAGAATTACGATCTTGGCAAGACCTCCATTGCTATCTTGAATTGTCCTTCTGGATACGCTGGTCAACAGCTTGGAGAGTTGTGGGTTTCTTATACCGTCAAGATGCGAAAGCCGAAACTTGTTGCTGCAAATGCGTACAATGTTCGCAGAGATTTCTTCTCGTCACTTCCTGTGACTCTTGCTTCGGCTATTCCGCTGTTTCCGATCACATCGTCCACATTGTTAACTGGTTCTCGAAACTCGTTTGGATCCGTGTTGGTGCCTTCTACGACGACCAATTTGGCTCCCACAACTGTGGTTGACGATTTGACTGCTAGCAGCTATTATGTTAATACTGTTCCGTTTCAGATTGCTGCTACACTTACGTTACCTCCAAGCTATGCTGGGTGTTTGTGCATACGTGTAATTACACGCAACTTGACTGCTTCGTATTCCGGTGCTCGGATCAATGTTGTTTCTCTCAGTCCGAATACCATATTTCGGTTCAAGGATATGCCTGTTTATGATCCCTCGACCGGAGCCAGGACATGGTCTCATCTTTTGAATTCATCGAATGATCGCACAGGTGGCGATGAGAACCAAATGGATCTTGAGATTCATCTGCGTGTGCAGCCTGCGTTACAGGGTACATCTAACCAGATTATACTCGGATTTGCTGCCGGGTTGTCACCGTCTGATCAGTTTGTTGTTCCGCGCATTGAAGTGTCACAATACAACACGTTTTTGTCTGTCAATGATAATGGTGCAAATTCTGGTGCACTTGACCGTGTCGATTTGATCACTACTGCTGGTCAAGCTGGTGTTTGGGCCTGACTAGGCCCTTCCTTCCCTGAATTGATTGTGTTTCCCATTCCGTGAGCACGGTTTTGAAAGTTTACGTGCAATAAATTTATTCATATTCTCCACCATTCCAAATCCACCATTCGTCATCTGAAGTCGTCGGGCTGTCTGTCTGGGGAGATGATGGACGGCTCGACGTACGCGAAAGGATTGAGTCCGAAGTCGATTTCAGTGAACCTACGTCTGAGTGCTGCCAACAGTGTTGGGTCTCCTCCGAAACATTCCTGTAGAGAGTAGTTCGACGTGATGACGATCCGCTTTGGTCGCTGTGGAGGTAGTGAGGATCCTTTGATTTCAGGCTTGAATGGGTATCTGTCTGCCCAGATCTTGAGGTGATGTCCGAGAAATTTCGCGCTTGTGACCTCCCATTCCTCGATAAGAACAGTGTCCTCTCCTTCGTAGCCATCCCACCAATGATTGAGTGCCTTAAGAAACAATTGTGGGAATCTAGTACGAGCACACAGAGACTTGCCGCTGCCTGGCGGGCCGAAATACCACAGGTTTTCGAGATCACCGTTGATCTCCGGTTGTTGCAGAAGAGTCTCGTTGCGAATCTTACGTAGCGTAGAAAAATATTGCAGTTGAATGTGTGCATCAATTTCATCAAAACGGCCTTCTTTTGCCATAACAAGAGCATCCTCCCATTTACGTTTGGTAGATTCGCCACCGGTCACGGGGCTGAATACAGTGCGTCACAAGATTGTATGTGTGGTGATGCAAACGCTACGGATTTTGTGCGTGCGAGTGCTGGCATGATCTCTTCGTCTGTGTCCACGTCGGATTCTTCATAAGAGGAAGATCCGTCCGATGGATCTGACGAGTGCATATCGAAATCAGGGTCATCAATGTCGTGCACAAAGAGGTACCATTCTCCGTGCTCAAGGAAAGCCCCTTCTTTCTTGCAATAGTCCGAAGCTTGTTTTGGAGTAGAGAATTTAGACTGTGGCTCCCAGTGACAACGTTTGGCCACAGGATGCGAATCGGTGATCTGTTTGAGGCGGTATCTGTCCATGAAGACAACGTAACCTTGTAGGTGAGGGGTTCCGCTCTCGCCAACTTCTTTGCCAATAACCCAATATTCTGCCTCTGGTAGCCAGCCACCTTCGCATTCTCCGTCATTATAGTTGTTCAAAGTAAACACCCAGTGACGAGTAGGATTTTCGCGTTCTGAATTTACTATTAGTTTACATGAAAGCGCGCCATGATTCATGATCGACCCTAATGGGGAAGCCGGCCGCCCCCATCTGAGATTGTACCCATCTGGCACTTCTCACAGTGGTAGGGGCGACGCGCTTGTGCTCAATGTCATCGATCACTACAACACCAGAATACTGTGCAGTCATGCGGTTGTTGAGTTGAGTCATGCGTTCTTGGGTCATGGGGAACATACTTTTGGTCGTGGGAACGGCGGCCGCCATGTTTGAACCATGGGAAAAAATAAAAAAAAAAATGTGTGAAAATCGCGTGCCAGGCCGCTCGGGTTGCCC